TCAAACAACACCTATTGTTTCTCCTGAAGGAAAACAAGTATTCACTGAGGGTGTTTTGTTACGTAAGGTGTCTAAATTTTTAGCTGGTACAGCAGAGGATGCAATTATGCCTGTTCCTTGTTTCTATGATCCTACTTCAGGTAAGATCTTAATTGAAATGTTACCAACTGAATTTAGAGAAGAATATCAGAAGTACAATGACTCTCTTTGATTGGCTTAACCAGATCACTTATGAGAAAAAATCTTGGAATTCATTTACTGAGGAAGAGAAAGAATCATTTAACTGTTATATGGTTCATCGATTCCTTAGTATGAATCCTGAGTACATTGAGTTTGTAAATTTAGTTCAGACTTTTCCATATACTGATAAGGAAAAAACATATAATATATATTTATATATGATACCCAAAAACAAAATGTTCCTTAAATATATTAAGTCCTCTAAATCAAAACCTAAAGAAGCTCTATTAAAACATATTGCTTCTTATTATGAATGTTCGCTTGGCGAAGCAGAAGAGTATACTTATATTTTAAGAGAAACAGGTGTTAAATCTATTCTCACTAAATTAGGTGTTGAAGAAAAAGAACAAAAAAAGTTATTAAAAAATGGATAGTATAGTTTTGTCAATAATCAAACAGTTCGAAGATCGAAGTGTTAAAGGAAAAGAAAAATATGGTACTGATTTAGATAGAACTGATCTGTCTTTATTAGATTGGATTGAACATGCTAAACAAGAGCATATGGATGCTATCTTGTATTTAGAAAAATTAAAACAGCAGTTCATTCAAGAAACCACAAAGTGAGTAAAAAAACACCATTTGTAGTAAGGGCTATTAAAAATCATATCCCACAAGATATTAACTATTCTTTCCAGAAAACAATATCTTATAGTCAATTTTCTACTTATAATGACTGTCCTTTAAAATGGAAGTTACAATATAAGGATGGTCTTCAAGAGTATACACCTACAATTCATACTGTATTTGGAACAGCAATGCATGAAGTCATTCAACATTATTTAACTATAATGTATGAAGAAAGTGGAGCAGCTGCTGATAGGGTAGATATAGAGCAAGAATTTGAAAACAAATTCAGAGAAGTATACCTAGAAGAATATAAACGAAATAAAAATATTCATTTTAGTTCATCTCCAGAAATGAGAGAGTTTTATGATGATGGATTAGCTATTTTAAATTTTCTAAAAAGAAAACGAGGCCAATACTTCAGTATTAAAGGATGGCATTTAGTAGGTTGTGAAATACCTATTGTGATTAATCCAAATGAGAGATTTAAAAATTTGTTATATAAAGGTTATCTTGACTTAGTTTTATATAATGAAAACACAGATAAACACAAAATCATTGATTTTAAAACATCTACTCGGGGTTGGAATAATGATGCTAAAAAAGATGAAGGTAAGCAGTTTCAACTAATGTTTTACAAAAATTATTATAGTAAACAATTTAAAGTACCTGAAGAAAACATTGATATTGAGTTTGTTATTCTAAAGAGAAAAATATGGGAAGAAAGTGATTTTCCACAAAGTCGAATCCAAGAATTTGCTCCTCCAAGTGGTAAAATTAAAATGAAAAAAGCAATTACTACTTTAGATAATTTTCTTGAACAATGTTTTAATACTGATGGAACATTTAAAGATACTGACCATCAACCAGTAGTAAATAAGAACTGCCAGTATTGCCCATTCTATAATAGAAAAGATTTATGCTCAGTGTAATCTATATATCTTTATATATTTTTGTATATTTATATATAAATGGATATGAGAATACCTAATACATATGTTTACGAGTTAATAAAAGATAATGAAGTATTCTACATTGGAAAAACTATAAACCCTGAAGGAAGATTATTAGATCATTATCAAAAATATGGTACTAGTATAATAATGAAAATAATTAATATATTCACTGATCCTGAACATGAAATTATTCTTGAGTATAAAGCAAAAGGAATTAATTTAAAAAATAAAGAATTTTATGTTGATAAAGATAAAACATATTCTGTAGGGGATATTATTGAATATAAGAAAAAACAAAACTCAAACCGAATATGGGATAATAAAACTCAAACTGAGTTCCCAAGCGTATATGCTTTTGCTAAACATTTTAACTACTCAGATTATTTAGTTTCCGCCCATTTAAAAGGAAAAAATACAAAAATAAGTAAATTTTTAGATATTAAAAGCATATGAGTAAAACAAACATGACACTAACAAGTGTTAAAGTACAGAGCGAGTTATTTGAAGATTTTAAAATGAGTTGTGTTAAACATAAGTTTTCTTTACAGAAGCTTGTAGATCGTACAATCCATTTATATCTTACAGATGATGAGTTTAGAAAGTCAATTCACAATCACAATAATTTAGAAAGAAAATAAGTTTTATGAATTCAAGTTTTGCTTACCTTCCTCAAAATGAGAGGAAGAAAATTTTGCTAATCTGCGATGATATTAGAGTTCATTCAGGTGTAGCAACAGTTGCTCGAGAAATGGTATTAAATACAGCTCAGCATTTTAATTGGGTCAATGTAGGTGGAGCAATTAATCACCCAGAACAAGGTAAACGTTTAGATTTAAGCGCTGATACTAATAGTAATACTGGGTTAACTGATAGCTCAGTTATATTATACCCAACTAACGGATATGGAGATGCTGGTTTAATTAGACAACTAATAACAATAGAAAAACCAGATGCTATTTTCTTAATCACAGACCCAAGATATTTTATTTGGTTATTTCAGATTGAAAATGAAATTAGAAAGAAAACACCTATTATATACTTAAACATTTGGGATGACTACCCAGCACCAATGTATAATAAAGCTTATTATGAATCATGTGATGCTTTATTAGCTATTTCAAAACAAACTAAAAATATTAATGAGTTAGTATTAGGTGATAAAACAAAAGGTAAAATTATTGAGTATGTACCTCATGGTTTAAACCATGATGTTTTTAAACCACTTGATAAGAATGATAAAGAGTTAGTTGAGTTTAAGAAAAATTTATTTAAAGGAAAAGAATATGATTTTGTTATGTTCTTTAACTCTAGAAACATTCGTCGGAAACAAATTCCTGATACAATGTTAGCATTTAGATTATTTCTAGATAAATTAACACCTGAACAAGCTAAAAAATGTGCTTTTGTACTACATACTCAAGTAGTTGATGAAAATGGTACTGATTTAGAAGCTGTAAGAGAATTATTATTAAATGAAGATCATCATAATGTTATTTTTTCTAATCAAGTGTTAGACCCTAAAGGAATGAATATGTTATATAATTGTTCTGATGTTCAAATTTTATTAACTAACAATGAAGGATGGGGGTTAAGTTTAACTGAAGCTATTTTAGCAGGTAATCCAATTATTGCTAATGTAACAGGTGGAATGCAAGATCAAATGCGGTTTAGTAAAAAAGGTAAATGGATTAATTTTAGCGCTGATTTTCCTTCTAACCATAATGGAACAATTAAAGAACATGGTGAATGGGCATTCCCAGTATATCCAACTAATAGATCAATTCAAGGTTCTCCATTAACACCTTACATTTGGGATGATAGATGTAATGCTGAAGATGCAGCTAAACAAATAATGAATGTTTATGAACTATCTAGAGAAGAAAGACAATCACGAGGATTAAAAGGACGTGAATGGGCTTTATCAGATGAAGCAGGCCTTACAGGTGAAAAAATGGGTCAAAAAATAATTAGTATTTTAGACACATTATTTAAAACTTGGAAACCAAGAGAAAAATATGAATTTATAAACACAGATGAAGTTAAAGACAAAGTAGTACCTCACAAATTAGTATATTAAAAAGTTATGAGTAAACCGTTATTTTTTATATCCTGCCCTATTGATACTTATAGTGGTTATGGAGCACGCTCTCGAGATTTAGTTAGAGCAATCATTCAATTAGATAAATATGATGTTAGAATCTTACCACAAATGTGGGGTAATACACCTTGGGGATTCATTAATGATAATCCTGAATGGGAATTTTTAAACAGACATATTCATACTCAACCTCAATTACCTAAGCAGCCTGAGATTTGGATGCAAATCACTATCCCAAGTGAGTTTCAACCAATTGGAAAGTACAATATTGGAGTAACAGCAGGAATTGAAACTACAGTATCACCTGGAGATTGGATTGAAGGATGTAATAGAATGAATTTAGTATTAACTTCTTCTGAGCATTCTAAAAATACATTTGTTAAGACAGTAATGCAAAAGGTAGATCAACGTACTAATCAAATTATAGGTGAGTTAAAAATTGAAAAACCAATTGAAGTATTATTTGAAGGAGCTGATATAGAAATCTATAAGCCACTTGATAAAGTATCTTTATTCCCTGAATTAGATGAAATTAAAGAAAAATTTGCGTTTTTATTTGTTGGTCATTGGATTAATGGAGATTTAAGTGAAGATAGAAAAAATGTTGGTTTATTAATTAAAATGTTTTTTGAAGTATTCAAGAACAAAAAAGACAAACCAGCGCTTATCTTAAAAACATCTCAAATGGGTTCATCATATATTGATCGAGATGAAATTTTAAAGAAAATTAAATTGATTAAAAAATCAATTAATAGTAAAGATTTACCAAATATTTATTTAATTCATGGTGAATTTACAGATGTTGAGATGAATGAGTTATATAACCATCCTAAAATAAAAACGATGGTTAATTTAACTAAAGGTGAAGGATTTGGTAGACCATTACTTGAATTTAGTTTAACTAAAAAACCAATTATAACAACAGGTTGGAGTGGCCATATAGATTTCCTAAACCCAGAGTTTACAACATTATTACCAGGTCACTTAACAAATGTCCATCCAAGTGCTGCTAATAATTGGTTATTAAAAGAATCACAATGGTTCTCAGTAGATTTAGGTCATGCCGCTACCACTATTAAAGATATATTTGAAGATTATAAAAAATATATTGATGGTGCTAAACGTCAAGCACATAAGAGTAAAACTGAGTTTAGTTGGGATAAAATGAAGGATAAAGTAGATGAATTATTTACTAAATATATTCCTGAGTTTCCTAAAGAAGTTAAATTACAATTACCTAAATTAAAGAAAATTGAATTACCTAAATTACAAAAAGTAGAAGATAATGGATAAAATTATAAATTGCCCTAAATCAGGAGGTGATTTGTGTTATGAAACACAAGTTACACCTGAGATAACCAACTGGATGTCTTTATCATGTGGATATTGGACTAACAGCTTAATGACAGAAGGAAGTGAATTCTATACTCAACAAATGGAAATGTTACCTGAATTATATAAAGCATTGGCTTGGGAGGATAAGAGTACAGGTTTAATATGGTTACCACAAACTATCAATGAACCTAAACAAGGTATGATATTTGCTAATGGGAATGAAGCCTCAAATTGGAAATGGGCAGCTGTTAAAGCAGTCCCAGTAACTGAAGAAGAAAAACATAAATACCCAATCCCAAAACAACCAGGTAAGTTTTATGAATATAGAATGGATATGACTACTCTTCAACATTTTGATGAAAGAGACTTTATAGATGCTTTAAGTTATATTGGCTTACTACCAGAATAATATTATATTAATGGTTATATGAAAATTAGTTATGCGATCACAGTATGTAATGAGTTAGAAGAAGTAAGTCGTTTACTTAACTTTCTTCATCAACATAAACGACCTGAAGATGAAATTTGTGTTTTATTAGATAAACCAAAAGCATCTCAACAATTATTAGATGAACTTTATTATTGGTCATCTAAAGATATAATCATATTAAAAGAAAGTGAATTTAAAGGACACTTTGCTGATTGGAAAAATGAATTAACTAGAATGTGTTCTGGTAATTATATTTTTCAAATTGATGCTGATGAAATACCTAATGATAATTTAATTGAATCACTTCCATCTATATTAGAAAATAATGTAGATGTTGTTTTAGTTCCTAGAGTGAATTTAGTTGAAGGTATAACACCTCAACATATTCAAATGTGGGGTTGGAAACAAAATGAAAAAGGATGGATTCAATGGCCTGATCCTCAATGGAGAATATTTAAAAATGACCCTGATATTAAATGGAAAAATAAATTACATGAGGTGTTAGACGGTTATAAAACATATTCTAATCTACCAGAAATGGAAGAGTATGCTTTATATCATTTTAAAACAATAGAACGTCAAGAAAAACAAAATAATTTTTATAGTAAATTATAAGATGGATATACCTAATAAACCAATGATGAGTGATATAGATATTAACTTATTATCTTCATACTTGTCTCCAAATGATATAATGTTAGAATGGGGATCAGGAGCTAGTACATTATTTTTCTCTAAATTTGTTAGTAAATATTACTCTATAGAACATGATGCTAGTTGGGCTAACACACTTCATTTTCATCTCCCAGATAATGTTGT